CGACAATTTCATACTTAAAATCTCAGGCCGTAATTTAAATTACGAATGGAAGGGAAAGTTTAAAACAATCGTTAGGGAATGTATTGAAGCGGCAAAGTCCGAATATTTTAACAAAAATTTCAAAAACGAAAACTTAGAAATAGCCAAACGGATCAAGCAGTTACGAACAGACGCCTGTCTTACTCAGTTTCAACTTTCTCAAGCGCTTGGATATTCTCAGTCGTACTTCGCCGAACTTGAAACCGGTAAATGGCAGTGTTCGAATGAACTTTTTGATTCGATCGCTATTTTTTGTCAGGAAAGAATCGCATGAATTTTGAAGTATTTCAAGGAGATGCGGTCAAGAAAATACGTGAGCTTAAAGAAAACGAACGATACTACGGTCAAATTGACTCGATAGTGACCTCGCCTCCATATTATAAAAAAAGAAGGTATCTAAATTCAAATGATTCTAATGTGTGTTTTGAATTGGGAAGAGAGAAAAGTACAATAGAATACCTTCATAATCAAGAGCAGGTGTTTTTAGAAGCAAGGCCGCTATTAAAAGATACGGCAACTCTTTTTATCAACTTAGGGGATACATTTCGAAACGGCCAAGCGCTCGGGATTCCGGCGGGATTTGTAAAAATGATGAAAAAAATCGGATACAATTTCATTCAAGAAATCGTATGGGCGAAATCCATCACGACGCAAAACGGAAATCGAGGTTCTTGTAAACCGGAATCGGTGACAAGACGGTTCACGTATTCGCATGAGTATGTTTTGTTTTTCGTTGTCGATATAAAGAGATACTTCTTTGATTCGAAGTCGGTCGTCGTTCCCATAAACGGAATTCATTACGAAAATAAAAATTCTGAGTCTTTGATTAAAGTTACGGGAGCGACCGAACATTCACTCTGTAAGTCAAGCGGACAAAAAAATTATTCTCTCACAAACGCGGAAGATCCGAAGGACGTTAAAAACCGGATTATCAAAAATAAAATCAAAAACCAAGACTTTTCTGCACGCAGACGTTCGGTTTGGCAGATAGCGACGCCAAACTCACGGAACAGACACACTGCAATTGGACCCGAAGAACTATTTGAAATTTGTATCCTGGCAGGAAGTCCCAAAGGTGCACTCGTATTAGATCCGTTTGTAGGAGAGGGGACCGTGGGAAAGGCCGCGGTCAAAAATGGAAGAAACTTTCTTGGAATTGATTTGGATGAGCGGTCGTTTGAAGAGGCAAAAAGCAACCTTGAAGAATTGATAGGAAACCTTTTCATAGAAACAAGGTTGTGAATCGTATGATAATACATTCCAAGATATTAAATTAAATCCGTGGGTAACAACAACGCACCGAAAAAGAAATCCATTTCTAAAAGGCCGGTAAAAAAGTTTTCGAAAAAGAATGTTCCGACGAATGCACATTCCGAGGAACGAATCGAACTCATTCGGTGCGAGTATGTCCGAGGTCAAAAACGGGAAGATATTTGTAAAAAATTCAAAATCACATATAAGACTTTGGACAATCTGGTGCAGCGAAGGGGATGGACAAAGGTCCGTGAGGAAATTGTAGGAAAAGTGAGGGAAGAATTCGCGGTTCAAATCGTGACGGATAAGGTTGCGGCCCTTGCGAGGTTGAACCGGGAAGCGACCGAATACCTTGATCTCGTGCGGAAAAAACTATTCGATTCCACAACCTCAAACGTTGAAATCTCACTTCTTTTAAAATCCCGTAATCTCATCACACGGGAACTTCTCCGATCACTCGGTCTGGTAGATACTATCCGCCAAGACTCACCTACAGGTGAGGAAAAAAGCCAGGTCAATATTCAGATTATTCAGGGAGTAGGCGAGCATCCCGGAGTGATTGAAAAACTGATCGGCGGGCGTGTGATGAGTGTCGAAGAAACCTCTTCAAAGGATCAATCTAACAAACGGTAACCTCGAATTAGTTGCACATTCGAAAGTATTTTCCGAAAAGCAGTCTCTTGCTATCTTAGAAGATTGGTCTAGACACCATATTCAAGAAATTTGTTACGATGGCGGCGCACGATCCGGAAAAACGTATCTGGTAATCAAAGCGATTATATCGCGCGCTTGGATCTCAAAAGAATCTCGTCATTTAATCGCCCGTTATCGACTCAATCATTTAAGAATGTCGGTCTGGAAACAGACTCTACTTCCGTGTCTCAGGGAAATGGGATTTGTTAAAGGAAGAGACTTTGAAATCAATGAATCCGATTTAGTCATAACGTTCTCGAATGATGCGGAAATTTACGGAGCGGGACTCGACGACTCAGATCGTGTTGAGAAAATCATGGGAACCGAGTTCAACACGATTTTTATCAACGAAGCGACTCAGATCAGTTACGCGACGTTTCAAAAAATCAAAACTCGTCTGTCTTTCGTAAGACCCGGTTTAACGAATAAAATGATCGTGGATTGTAATCCACGAAACCGATTCCATTGGATTTATAAATACTTTGTTTTAAGACAAAACCCTAAAACCGGAAATGCGCTTCCCATTCGTCGAATTAAAAAAATGGCGAGGCGTCACTGGACGCCTTTAGACAACCCATACTTAACAGACGACTACAAACAACTCTTAGACGAGCTTACAGGAGTCGAGCGCGAGCGTCTCTATCTAGGTCAGTGGGTAGACGTTGAAGGACTCGTATATAAGGACTTTGAGAATGCGATCGTTGAACCGTTTGAAATTCCCGCAAGTTGGGACTGTGCGGGAGCTGTGGACTTCGGGTATACCAACCCCTTTGTTTTTCTTTGGCTTTATTTTGACAAGTCCAACGAAACTTGGTATTTAGCGGATGAGTATTATGTGTCTGAAAAAACGGTTCGCGCACATTGCGAATTTTTAAAAACAAAACGAAAACCGAATCTCTTTATAGTAGCCGACCACGACGCGGAAGATCGGGCGACTATGTCCGAATGCGGATTCCAAACCTTCACCGCCGATAAAGACGTTTCGACAGGAATCCAAGCATTGATGAAACTTCTTTCTTCGGAGAATGGAATGAAACTCAGGATTTTTAGAACCTGTGTTCATACGATTGAGGAATTTTCAATCTATTCCTGGGAACCGCCAAAGGACAGTAAAAACGCAAAAGAATTTCCGGTGAAAGTTCAAGATCACGCAATGGACGCACTGCGGTATTTTGCGTTAAGAATTGTCAGTAAAAAACACCAAGTTGTAACTACGTCTCTCGAAAAGATAAAAAAAGAAATGGAACAAAGGCCGAAAAGTCTTAGTGCGCTTAGAAGAGAAAGACTAACTCGGTTCGGAATCGATTCGGATAGATACGGAATATAATCTCCGATTCCTAAAACCCTTGTAGTTTAAAAAAACGAGGTGAAACCGTGCAAGAAACAAAAGAATCAGAAGAACTTACAAAAGAAGAAACAAACCCGAAAGGAATTAAATCCGAAAAAGACAGCGCGACAAGAGGACTCGAATTTACAAAGGAAATATTAGCATTAGACGAAATAGAAAAACAAACTCTATTTGATTCCTTGTATTCCGCTTTTATCAACTCTGAAAACAGAGACACGGTTCTACATTTGGTTTTGACGAAAGCATGTAAATTACTCCGGGAAAAAGGAGTCCTTAAAAGTACTCCCGAATCGGATACGGAGTTCTCGAATCGAATTTTAAATCTTTCCTCACAAGTAAGACAAGTACTCTTTGATTCGGTGAGTTCTGCAATCCAGAATCAAAATTCTAGGGATACGGTATTGCACATCCTTTTTTGGAAGTCTGAAAAACTACTCATCGATTCGGAGAAGTAAAGGGATTTCAGATTGAAAAGGGAATCACCTTTATCGGAATACCGCGCGGTTCGGGAACTTACGTATGCGTGGTCGTATTTCTTTCTCTCTCTTCAATACTCTTTTTTGGGTGATCCTAAGAATGGGATCCATTTTCGAATCCGAAAATCTCTTTGGTCGGACGTATTTGGCGAGTTAAGAAGAAAGTTTTTCGGTGAATTGCTTGTTAGGTCACGGTATATGCCAAGGACGATAAACGTCACTCCGGAGTCCGGAAAGGATTATACGTATTTTCGAAGACAAACAGGAAAACTTGAATTTCCCGAAGGGGTGATTATTCGGGAAACGTTAGAACAAATCGACCGGGAAATTTTCGACTTTTTAGCGCAGGATTGGAACCGGATCTATATCCAAGAGAGGGACAAAGCGTCCATACTCGGATACGTTGCGGAGTATCTTCTCGGCCATGGGGTAAAAGAAGAAGAGTTAAAGGAAATGACTCTACCTGAGTTTTCAGAGACGGCAATCGCACACAACTTACCCGGTCTCGCAGATATAGATCTTTTACGGGAAGAAATCGGGCTCACAACAGAACAGACATATTCCCTACTATACGCACAAGGGCGTGGAGCTGAGTGGCTTGCAATCTATGACCATACCGGAGAACGAAAAGGAAAAGCCTACGAACTGATTACGAAACTGTACAGAAGACAAATCGCGGAAGCTCTTGCGCGTAACGCAACCGAAGAAGAAATCCGTTCCCTAATGATCTCACCCGATGACGATGAAATTAAAGAAGCATTAGGACTTTTTGAAGAGGGAATTTCGGATTCGTTGAGGAGCCGTCGAGAAAAGCGTTACGAAAAACTCGTAACCGATCATCTAAATCGGGATATGACTCGGTTTGCGTTTACCGAAGTTCAAATCAATTTCAATAACGGAAAACTCCTCTATCTCGCGAATGAAAAACCCTCCGCAACGTATGTACGTTTCGCGGGCGGTTCTTACTGACATTTGAACGAAGAAAATCATAAACCACTCGCTTGCGAGAAGTGTAAAGAATTCGCCTTACAAATCGCGCGCGTTTTCCCTTCCGAAAAACATTTACATAACAAAAATTACATGCAGGGTCTTGGGTTGTCCTTTGTGGGAGGGGATCAGTTCGAGGGCGATCCCGTTACGACTACTGCAGTGTGGCCGGGTAAAAATAACGTAAACCGAACGTTTAGCGAATACTGGTTTTGTTGTCCGGCGCATCCGAATTGCGGGCATGAATATGAAGAATACGAGATAGAAAGCGAAGAGGAAGATGAAATCTCGGAAATTTTTCGAGAGGGAAAAATCCGAGACGCGAAACGAAGACTCGTTACGGATGAACGTTACAAACAAAACGAAGAGGCAAACGAAGAACGTATAAGACTCGAAAGAAAATACGGTCCGATAAAGAAATCGGATGTATTTTTTAACGGGGTCTGGGAGGAACCCACGTGTAGCCACGAGCCGGAATTTTCCGAAGAGTGGCTCGCAAATTATATAAGTTGGAAATACAAGACACTCAAGATTTTTTAATCGGTACAATCAAGAAATACGTCCCTTGGGATCGTAACAAAAATAAAGGCGGCTACGGATTTATCACTTCGGACAGTCAAAACTACTTTTTTAATGCAAAGTATTCCGAAATCAAAGATGAACATTTAAAGCCAGGACTCACAGTCACTTTCGAACTTAGAAGAGGATACGACAAAAAACGTTCTGAGTTTGTAACCCAAGCTACACGCCTTCAAAAACTATGAGGAAATCGGGGTTAGGGGGAAATACCCCCTTTTCGATCACAACCAAACCGAACGTCTTAACTCCTCTAACAAACGAGGAAATGATCGACAGAAGAGGCGAATCGGCAATCTGGTACAGACTCACTCCCTGTCCTTGTCCGCAAGAAGAACGAATGCCCGATTGCAAATTTTGTTTCGAGGGACTGGTGAGGACATTCCAAGAGGAGTTGGAAGTAACTGAAGAGATGGCTTACAGAGTAGAGGGGAACAAAGTATATACCCGTTACGCACCGATTTCTGAAATCGTTTCGGCAACTCTCATTTCAAGAGAAACCTTCAAACCACTCACAATTAAAAGAATTCACGAAGAATTTTTCGAAGTCGAAGAAGACTTAAAATACTGGAATAGCGTACTTCTAAAATACAAAGTGAAGATGGAAGAAACACTAACGGTTGAAGGATTTGGAGAAAATGAATACGTTTTATTCCCGAAACTTCCACTCGGTGCGATTACGGGAGTGGAAGAAGTCTTTCACATACCGAAAGATAGAGAACCGGAAGAAGTAGAGTTCTCAGGGTTTACGTTTAACAGTGTAGTCTTTCCAAAACGAACAAACGGACTCTTTCGTCTTAAACTCAAGTTTCAGCATCCGGTAAAGATCGCTTACAAGACGTTTCGCGTGGATTCCGATGCTCGTAAAATTTTTGATCGTAGCCAGATCACATTCCAAGAAGGCGAACTCATGGCCGTAATCGGGGGAGGGTACAAGCTTGGAGAAGGAGACCTTTTAACCCTTCTTGTATCGACTCTAAGACATTCGGAGTATATCCGGTATCAAACGGGAAACTTAGACATACTTTCGTATTCGCCAATTGCGAATATAGATCGTATATTTTCGAAAGGAAAACAAGGACTTGTCGCTCATAAAAGAGACGAGGACTTTATTTTGTATGGAGATTCAAAAATCAAATGGATAACCGATAAACCGAGAAACGGTTATTCCGTAATCTATGACTATCACCCGACGTTTCGTATCAGCGGTTTTATTGAAGGCGGTTCCGGCGAGGACCGAGACAAACCTAAGATTTTCAAAATGAAACCGATTTCAAATCTAAACATTCGAGGGATTCCAGGAGAGTAAGAGAAATGTCATATACCCCATTTCAAAAGATCAGGGATTTTAAACGATACTTCGAAAGAACCCGAACTCACAAAATCATAACCTACTATACGGCGGTATGGATTTACAGGTTGAGACTTTCTTTTGTTTTTCCGAAATACATTTTTGGAATGCTAAAACTTGCGTTCACTACTTGGAAACACAAAGTCAAATTTAGAACCGAAGTTCCGGGTCAAATGATGATCCTTCATTATAACTCGGAAACGATTGAAGATCCGGCGATCTTTGTAAAACAAATCGAAGAAAGCGTTATAAAACCGTTTCGAATCTTACACAAGGTCAATCCGGTTGTTTTGGTTTTACCATTCGGGACAACGATTCAAGCGGGAAGTTTCAAAGGATTTGTTCGCTCACTCAATCGGGATCAAAAACAGGCTTTGACAAACGCAATCTACGAAATGAGACAAGAAAAAACGAATCTAGAAATAGTACCTCCCAACCGGGTTGTATAAAGACTAAGGAAAGTTCGAAACGTGGAGGTTTTAGAAAAGGAGGATATAACGCCGGAGATTGCGGAGAAGATTCTTGACAAGGTTCATCTGGCTATGTCTAAAAAAAACCCGGACTGGCAAGTATGGGCTATGGATGAAGATTTAGAGGATTGGCAAGAATATGAGCTAAACACTCTTTCTCGGAACGGTTTATTACTGGTTTTACGAAATTCGAAAAAAGAATTGAGTTTTGATGCGGGTATAAAACTTGCCAAAGAGTTACGCGGGTTAGGTGCGAATTTTCTTTCGGACTTTTTAATCGGGAGAAGTAAATTCCAAAAGGATTCGGAAGAAGAAAAAAATCGTACCGACAAATCTGTTTTTTTAAGTCCGATTTCAAATATTCTAAAAAGCGAACCTAACCCTTTACAGGTTCGCACGGAAAACGACAAAAAAACGCATATTAGAATCCCGATCACGATCGAAAACAAAAAAGGATCGTATAGATCGGGAACAGACACAAACGGGAACACTTGGCGAAATAAACTTTACCACGACTACGGATATATCAAACGCACAAAAGAAGTGAACGGTGATCACGTAGACGTGTTTATAGGCCCTGACAGAGAATCGCGGGTTGTGTTCGTTATCAATCAACAAACACAAAACGGATCATTTGACGAACACAAATGTATGCTTGGGTTTCATGATGAGAAGGCTGCCCGCGCAGGATACTTAAAGAACTATAATAAAAACTGGAAGGGTCTTGGAAGTATCGCGACTCTGACAATCTCTCAATTTGAGGAATGGCTTGAATTTGGAAACACAAGAAGAGAATTAAAAGATCCTAAAATAGAATTTTTAAAATCAGACCTTTTCTTTTTAAAAGAGTCCCTAAACTCTCTTCCTGTTTTTTTAGAAAACAGGAAGTCCGATCCGATTCGGACTTTCTTACCTTTCAGTGAAAAAGAAAAAAGGGGGTTCAATCTTTTTGAGATACGAAAGACGGTAGAAAAATCAAATAGGGAACTACGTTCCATACGAAAAGCGGCTCTTGGACAAACTACGGAACCGATCGGAACGAGGAATCTTTGGAATGACGGTTATTATCACGAGAAAACGTATGAAGGTTGGAAGACTGTTTCAGAACCAAAAAAAGAGACACCGAAGAAGGAAATAAAACCGAGAAATAAAAAAATAGAACGTCCTAAAAAAGGACATACGAATCCTACAAGTCTTCCTTTCCCTAAGATACGTGTGATAGGGCAATACACAAAAAAAGAAGACTACGACCGCTCACAAATCGATTCACTCAAACAAAAGATATATAAAAACGGATACGATCCTTCTTTCCCTATGACCGTAGATTTTAAAGACGGACAATGGACGGTAGTCGCAGGTCACCACCGTTACGAAGCTGTCAAAGAACTAATCCGAGAAGGAAAACTTCATTCGAATTTCCAAATCCCTGTTGTAACAAAGGAATTTGCAGACGATAATTCACGTCTTGCCGCTCAGATTTCCGAGAATCACAGACGTAATGTTTTACCAACCGACGAGGCAATCGCCTACGGAAAACTCGTCAAAGACGGATGGGATATAAAAAGAATCTCGGAAGAACTGGGAATCAAAGTAGGCGAGATTCAAAAACGACTTTCCTTAAATAATCTTACTCCGGAGCTTTTCAGACTCGTTCACAAAAAAGACCGTTCTCTCCCTTTGGGTATTGCCGAAGTGATTGGAACGTATTGTAAAGATGCAAACGACAAACCAAGTTCTACGATACAGATTAAGGCGTTTCGATGGTACCAAGAAAATCGAGCAAAATACGGAAGTCGCGGTCCGAGTGTTTTACAAGAATATATCAAAGAACTACTGTCCAGTGAGTTTGAAAATTTCGATTTTGACACGGTTGCGACGAACGTACAAAAAGAAGCGTTGAGAACGATCGGATCTAAAGAAAAAGCGAGTGCGAATAAAAAAATGCTCGAAGTCATGGTAGAGAACCTAATGAAAACGTATAACAGAGTTTTAGGCGACAACATCACGTCTCTATCTCCGGATGTGACAAAAGAACTCGCCGCCTCTCTTGCGCTCACCTCGGACAAGGGAGTGGATTCTGTCGCCGTTCTTGGAAAATTAGGCGTCATTATCCAAGACCTGACTTTGATTAAAAATTCAATTCAAAACAAATTAAAAGAAATAGAGGATGATTCGAGTATTCCGATGCTTTTTGCAAGATCCTTCCTCTTTGACATCGACGAGGCAATCGTACTTTCAAACGTTATTAAAACCGAAATCGCGGCATAGCCATAATTATCACCGATACTTCATTCAAAGGTATTTTCAAAGATAGGAGAATATCATTTGAACGAACCATTCAGACATCATCCCGAAGTATTAAGAATCCGTGCGCTTTTAACGGAAGGACTCTATTTCCAGAAACTCAGTCACAGAGTCTTTGACGAGATTATGCAAAGTGTGGACAGAACTTACGTGGATCGGGACCGGCTTTTAGAGTTTGTGGTGAAAGAGAACTTGCTCGGAGACTACGAAAAATTTCTTCAATATGGTCAAGGGTTAGACCCTTGACCGAAAATTAGTCTCATTTCTTGTAAAAAAGCGCTACCGACTCAAAACCGAGAACAGTAATTCGAACCGAATCAAAGGGTCTATTCTCGTTTCTTTTGACTACGCTTACGGTAAGAAGCGGTATTTCTTTAAAAACCAAGGACCAGTAATTACGAAAAATGAATTTAGTTTTTTGAATCGACCCAAAAGAAACGGAAGTAAAAAAACCGGATCTTAGAGATTGAAACGGAAATAAGAATTTTTCTAAAAGTGTTTGAGTCATACGGAGAATTCTTCCGAAAGTTTTTTACTCATCTCTGCGTATTCAGAAACGGACTTTGTAACTGTTTCTAAAATCTCTTCTTGGTTGTCGCTTGTGTGAAAAAGAGAGAATGCTTGTGACGACATTTGGTGGAAGATCAGCTCCTTGTTTAAACTAGAAAATATCTTTGATACTTCTGAGGACTTTTTTAGAAGTCCTCTAACGAATTGAAACGCATCCTTGGTGGCTTCCTCTTCGTTTTTTCCTTTGTTACGTGCGATTTGGCTTAGTTGTCCGATTTGTTGTAAAATTAAATCCTGGTTCAATGTGTTTTTTCCTCCACAGCATCCCATATTCTTTTACTCTTTCCCCCATTTCCCTATCGGACAAGTCTCGCTCTTAAGTTTTGTTTTAAGACGTACAAAACAACCGCATATACTACATCTTTCCGATAGAAATCCTTTTAGGATCAAAGTGCAGGACAGACAAATTTCGAGTCGTTTGTCATAGAATTTCGTATCGCTTTTTTCATTCAGGGATTTAGCTCCAATAACGACCCGCTACCTGGTAGGTTTGAACGGGTTTCCACGTGAAAAATTCGTACTTAAAAACTCTATAACGAGTATACCAATTTGGAATATAGCAAGAATTGCATATATGTAGGCAACAAGTGGAGGTACAACAAAAAACAAATCCACCACCGGTCCAACAAATGCCGATACTCGTAGATTGGGAATACCCGCCCGGACAATCAGGACAGGTAAACCAAGGTCCGAGAGAATGACAGGAATCATAACCGCCGCATTGATTGCAATCGTTTACGGTATATCCATAGTCAAGGTGTGCGTCCACAACGTGCCATGTGTCTCCGATCGTATATTGTCCTTTAGGATAAACGTCGTACCTACTCGAACCTAAATGCCCCACCCAGTGACCGCCTGCTCCTGAAACGGGAGAGGCCGGTCCACTCGGTGGGGTTATGCGAAAGGGAGCCAGGTGCTCCCGTTATCCTTACTCCAATATGCAAAGTTACCTTGTGTTCGAACCCGAAAGTTTGCGTTATCATATCCGGGTGAGGCTGAAGTTTTAATAAAGTTTTTTGTTTCTACGTGATTGTAGATCCAGTTGATCGCATCTGCGAGAGAATCGTTTTCTAGGATACCGGGATCTAGTTCCACATCGATTCCGATTAAACCGGGGTCGTACACGGGAAGGACTCTGGTAACGCTCGTAATCGGTCCCGTGGTAGAAGACTTACGATAGGATAGAAGACAAATCCGGTTTGTGGTAACGAGCACAATATCGGAATTAGAAGACCATTGTTCGAAAAGGTTGGTTCGGTACGTTTTTCGAGTGGGTTTTGGAGTAGGTTTAAACCTCTCCGTCACCGAGTCAAAAATGGGAACCGCCTTTTCGTCCGTGAGGGAGGTTTCTAATTCGAACTCAAAAATTCCGGAAAGTGAGTTTGTGTTTGGCGTTAGAAAAAGCTCCGGAACGATATACACCGTATCGGTATTGATAAAAATCCCGGGGCTAACCCGAATCGTATTCGAATTTTCTAAAGTAACGTTAAAGCCGATCGCGGTTTCGGATGTTTTTCCGATCGTTGCAAGGATAGAAGAAAGAATTGCTGGAACAATCGAGTGAGAGGTTTGTGCACCGGAAAGTCTGTTTATATCCTCTGCGGTAATTTTTTGAAATAGGTTTTGGAAATAGACTTTGATTTCGTTGTTTGAAATCGGTATTAAAGTTTCAGGCATGTTCTGTTTCTCCAAGATAAACTGCGGTTCCCGCCGCAAGGATTCTGTTTAGTTCGGTAAGTAAGAGGTCAGTAAACTTCGTTAAATCGTCTGTGATGATATAACTCACCAAACGATCGGGTGTAATAATGGAAGGTACCGCTTTTGTACCGGGACCGGGAAGCGTAAGGCCAATATCGGTTGCGGAAACATCACTCGAAAACCCAAGCTCGTCGCATCGAAGAACTGCGAAGTCAGGACGTGGAAAAAGACCGGCGATTTTTGTAATAGTCGGTTCGTTTGAAAGAACGTACCCTAGAATGTATCCGACAAATTCTAAGTCACTCATTCCGGGCGGTCTTACAATCCCGAGAAACTCCGCCCACTTGCGAAGAAAATGTCCTTCTGCTTCGTAGAGAACCGCACAACGAGTAGCTAACTCTTGGTATCTCAAATGCCACTCGACTGCATTGTATGTAGCTCCAATGTTTATGTCGTTGATATTCGTTACAGGTGAAAGCTCCGGTCTTTCTTTGTCTCCGAATAACTGTTTAAAGACAGGATCGGTCTCGTTAAACTGAGGAAGTCTTGAAAGAAGTCTGTTATCCGTCATGTCGGATCAACCTTTGAAACGATTCCCGAAATCATACCTCCGGATGTTCCCCCCGTTCTAGGAAGATGCGTTGGTAGAATGGAGATGTCCGTAAGAAGAGGAAGAGGGGAGGGAAGCTGATCGGTTGCAAGTTTACCAAAAAATTCCAATATTCGAACCTTGTAAAAGTCCGGGTGAGATTTAAGTATAGTCCCTTCGACTTGTTTTAACAAAACGTCGAAACCGACCGGAAGAGTGTTTAGATACGTGGTGATCGCGTTTGTTGCAATCGACAAAGCGTCTTCTAGTGAAAGAAGGGAGTTTGAAAAAAGATCGAGTTCAAATCTAACCGTGATCCCGATCACAGGAATTTTAAAAACGCATACTTGTGTCCCGGCGGCGGAATATCCGGGAAAATTCTCTGGATCGGAAAGATCGCCTTCGACGGTTTTTTGAACCAAATCAAGAAGTGTTTGAGGCGGATTCGAGGTACCGTCCGATACATACAAATTGATCCATCCAAATTCGATTACATTTGAGAACGGATTTCTATTTGTGGTAAGCTGAACACCTGCAATTCCTGGAATTGAAACAACGGCGGTATATATCCCGAGAGGAGTGGAACGACCCAAAGAAATGATGAAGTTTCGAAACCGTTTGAGTCTGCTTTCCTCAGTTTCTTTGTTGGTTCCACCTGCAAAGTCCGACGGGTTCCAGATTCGAGTATTTGGAGGTAGCTCAATATTTACTGTTCCAAGCCCTTCACTTGTATTAATCGAAAGTCTTCGGATATTAAAATCGGTTCCGGGAACTTTTGCTCTTAGTTCGATTTCTGCATATGTTTCACCGACCGCAATTGTTACGGGTGCGACCGATTCAAAGACAAGTCCAAAAAGATCGAGAGTAAAGACGCCTATTGTAACTCCTTCGGCATGCCCTTGGTGTTCGATTCGAACAATCCCGACGGATTTGAGACCTGGGAGACGGGAGTATCCCAAAACGGAATACATACCTTCAAGAATGGAATATTCAAAACCGTTTTTAGTGCGTAAGTCGCCTTCTGCTAAGACTGAGGCGATCGCTGAAATCCAAGTGGAAATCCTAGAACCGGGGTTGAAGTTAGAAAGTTTTGAACCCGAAGCGACGAGGAAGTTTTGAATCGCTAAACGATATTCGAGTTCCGTTTTAGGAACGTATGGAGCGGACATTTGAAAGGAGAATACCGAGGTAAAAAGAATCGGAAAATTTTTCCGATTTGGTATCTCCCGTTACATTTAAACCGTGGGCGTTTTAGATGTCGCTAAATCCGGTTTTAACTCGGTAACGAGTAACGCATTTTCGGGAAGTCTTGCGGCAACGTACGAACCTCAAAACGTATTCTCGTTTGCGTTTTATGAAAAGTCAAAAAACGGTTCCTACTCTCACAATACCTTAAACTCAAGTGAATATTATTTCGTAAACGGACCGCTTTCATACACGGAGAATTTTAAAAACAGAATCAACATTGAAAAAACATTCGGCGGCGTTACGGTAATCGATTACGGACCAGACAACCACGATATAAAATTAGAAGGTGAATTTCATATCTACCATTTAGGGCTTCCCGGCAAACCGAAGGTCGGAGTTCCAGGTGAATCGGGTTCCGGTTTTGTTCAGTCCGCATTTTCGGCAGGAAAGGCGATTTTAAAAAACAAGGTTTCTTCGTATTACGACAAGGTGCGAAGTTCTTACTTGAGCCTTGCGGGTGGAGACTTTCGTTCCGGCCTGGGTGAGTTTCAAGACTTCATGTTCTTTCTTCACTTTGCAAGAGGTCTTGAGAGAGTGGAATACTCATCCACCGATCCGCAAGCAAGCGCGATCACAAAACTATTTTCGGAAAAACGTCTTACTTGGAAAACTCATGCGTTCGTATTCCGAGACTACGATCGTAACCGAACGGTCGAGGTTGTGGTTCCCGCAAATGGTTTTACAATTTCGCGGTCTGTCTCCGATACGAACACATACAAGTATTCCCTAAACCTTGTGGTAGTTAAAGAACTCGAATCCAGAATCACGGGACAACTCGTTAGATCGGGGTTTAATCCGTTACGAACAATGTCCGGCCTTTTAAACGAACTGGAAAATCTTGTGAATCTTCCGCTCCAAATTTCCGGCGCGCTTCTTGGGGTTTCAAACGGTATAAAGGTTTTTGCATCCGGGGTAAAACGTCTCTCTACTTCTTGGGAGAGAATGAAAGATCAGTTCGATTCTCAAGGTAGGTTAGCACGAAAAACATTTGAGAGTGCAAAAGAAGATCTTGGAATAAAAACAAAACGACGCGGATTTCATGCGGAAGAGATCTCGGAAAAAATCGATCAGGCAAATAGAAAAGCAAGATCCAATGAAGCGGAGTTTCGTCAAAACCTAGATTCCTCGGTTAGGCAGTGCCAAGTTCTCATTTCCCTTGTTTCTCAATTGCTCATCGCCGTGGATAGTTCGAGTTCCATTGAGGCGATGAGTTTGCAACCGAACGCGGACTTGAGTATATGGATCGACAACGACGTATACAAGTATGCGTTTTTAAATCTTGAAATCTTAACCGAAATAAAAGCCGCGCTGAATTTCGCATCTACGGACAACGAATTTTCAATTTTATTTCCTTCTCCAGGCGACACCTGGGAAGGAATCGCAAAAGAAAAATTAGGCGATCAGAAATTCGGTCAAGCGCTCGCAAGATACAATAACGTTCATGATAGCTCTCTTCCTTTAAAGCGCGCCATTCGAATTCCGTTTGGAACCCATACAAACGTTTTTACTACTCTTCCGGAAGACCCAAGTCCGAAAGATTTGGAAATTGCACTGATCGGGTGCGACATACGTCTTAATTCAAACCGAGGAATCGAGGTTTCTCCAACGGGTGATTTGGCGTTAGTAGAAGGTGACGAAACTCTCTTAAACGAAAAACTCGACTTAATTGATACTTCGAAGGGTTCTTTAATCCAAGATTTGAATATTGGGAATCCGATTCCTCTGGGAATTCTGCTCGATGAGATGAAAGGGATAGGGTATATTCAAGATTTTTTAAATCAATTTCTTTCCGATCCTCGCGTAAAATCCGCGAACTTCTTAGGAGTCGTAGAGGACGCGGATAATCTTTTATTCCCATTCAGAATCGAATCGATTACGGGTGGAAGTGTCGTTTTGTCTGCATGAGGAATTTTTCAAACGATTCTTTTGAATGGCAAGAAAGACCGCAGACTCCGGACTCTCGAATTGCGCCTCCGGTAATTGCGCGTGTGATTCAGGTTCTTCCCCGTTTTCGTGTGAATGTACTTACTACGTTTGGAGAGATTTTTAAGAATGTTCGAACTCTTGGTCCCGGACTTTTCCCGAACGGTAATGCGCATGGTCGTGCGTTTGGAATCAATAAGGATAGGTTAGTTTTGCTTGAGTTTATTGGAGGTTCATACAGAAGTCCGATCGTAACTCAAGTTTTCCCATTCGCAACCAAAGACGCGGATCTTTCTAACATCGCTCAGTTCTCTGAAAAATATTCTTTTTTAGATTTCGAAACGGATATAGTTGATTTTCACAAATCCGGTTACTTTGTGCGTCAAACGACGAACAAAATCGAAGTATATGACTCCGATCAAGAAATCGTCTTCGAATTCAATTTTCAGTCAAAAGAGGGAAAGTTTCATCTTTCGAAACTTATAATCGAAGCAGACGTTGAGATTAAAGGGAATTTAAAAATTCAAGGCGATATCGATCAGACCGGTAAGATCAAAGCGACCGGAAAAATCGAATCGGTCGAAGGACTTATTTCTTCCGAAAAAGAATTCAATTCACACGGTCATGTTTATAACCCCGGATCACTCCCACCTACAAAGTCGGGTTCACCGATATAGATTTCACTAATATGTTTCTTTTATGCCTTCCCTTCAAAGTGCGGATGAAATTTTTTCCATCTCTTCCCGAACGGATATTTCAAACCCACCGAAACGGATCGCGATTGAGATCCGACTTCCCGGTTCGTCGAACAGTATCTTTTTTCCGGTCGAATATGTTTCTCATATACGGTCTCACAGGTCTTTGTCCGCCGGACGGATCACTCTTTCTATTCCATACAAAGAAGATTATTTAGTACAAACAGGAGAAGGAGATCCGCTTCCTCTTTGCGAAATCAAAGACGGCGTATCGTTACGTTTCAAAGATATTTTCAGGGTTCGAAGTATTGTTTTTTTGTTTTATGACAACTCTTCCCAAGAATCAAAAGCGGTGAGATTTAAGAAATTGAACGCCGGAAAGGTGAAAACTGCGAGTCGTGAATATTCTCCGGACGGAAAAAGTTTTGTTTCCATAAGTATTTCTTCCATCGAAACCATACTTTCTGAAACGGACTTCTTTTTAGACTTTCAAAGAACCGAAGGAGAACCGCAGTCACGTACTCAAGAATCTTACGCAGGCGTTATTACGAGTGCGGCGAAAGTTTTTTTACAAGGCCAGCTTTCTGATCTGTTAAAAAATTTTTGGGATGAATTTTTTTGTAAGCTTTTAAACGTTTCCAGGTATGCGGACAAAAAAATACTCTGTCCGACCTCGGAAAAAGATCCGGATGCGCTTCTTACTCTTCTTCCGCCGAAAAACGCATACACAGAACATTTTGTTTATGAATCACAAGTTCTATCTTCTTTTTCAATCGGGCAGTATGTGAACTTTTGGGAGATTCTTCGATCGTATCTTTGTGAACCGCTCTACGAACTTTTTGTCGATCCGTTGGAATCTTTTGAAATTGAAGATCATTTCGGAAAAGGCGTTTCTTTTGGCGAAATCGGGTCTGACAATATCGAAGAATACGAGGTTGGAAGATACGAATCCAAAGTGATCTTTCGCCCCACTCCGTTTTATTATCTCTCTAAAGAAGGTAAATACCGTGATCTTAAATCCGCATTGATTGACGCGGGTTATGTTTTTCTAATAGACGATCTAAAAAATTTCAAAGTTGAAGAGTCGGAAGAGGGTGTCGTTTCGGGGGTCCACGTTATTCAAAATACGTTTCAATCGTTTGGAACCGTTCTTTCCGAACCGAAATATGAAGATAAAATTCGTTCCATCTTTGGCCCCCGTCTTCTTCACGTGAAAATTCCCGGTCTTGTTTTCAAAGAAGAAAATTTAAACTCAAGTAAAAAAGAAAATTACAAAGGTGAGTTATCCAAGATCCGAGATATTTTATTTTCCATCTTTTGTAATTTGGATGAGTTAAAAATTGCAAACGGTTCGTTTGATCTTCCGTTTTTTCCGATCCGTGTTGGAATGCCGTTTCAGTTAGTCGATACTCCGAAAAAAGAGTATGGCTTTTTAGTGGATGAGATTTCTACATTCGGGTATATTACGGATGTTGTAGATGAATTTAGCCCTGGGCTAGTAAAGGCGAACACGCAAGTGTCTTTTAAATGGAGTCCATCGGCTTCAAGTTATGTGGAATAAAGTTGTTGAAAATTGCTTGAATCGCTCTATTCAACAATTCTAATAAAGAACTATTTTTTATTTGAAAGAGTCATCAATTATCTTATCAAAAAGGACATTACTATATTCTGATCCTGCTTTTTCGAGCATTGTCTTCCAATTAGGAAATTTCGTTGTATTCCGAACGAAATTATCAAATTCTACCAAAGGAATCTTATCGAAATCCTCATTTGAATTTATTTGGAAACCAGATTTATCAAGCATTTCGTCAATTGAAGAAAAGTCGGTATTTTTCTTAATAAAATTTGTATTGAAGAGTTGGTTAAAACTTACCTGTTTCGTTTCAGATACTTTCTCGATATTCTTTTGTAGTTTGTTTAAATTATTTTGAAGTTCATCGAATCCTTTTATTTCAAACATAAATTTACCTCAAAATAATTATGTCGCTATGCAATACATGTGTCAAATAAAATTTTGTATAGTGAAAAATGGAGAATATAAAGTTGTATTAAAAATTGAAGGGAATCTCTCTAAAATCCAAAAAGAATAATCGTTCAATCAAATTTCTGCATAGAATCGTCGTTTTATGATGGCTATCGAATTAAAAATTTATTTTATAGAGGTTCCCTTAAATTAGTATTCTTAATTTTCAAGAGTTTGTGAGAAAAAACAATCTATATTCAACTTTCACCGAATAGTCTGAATTTAATAGAACTATATGTTGCCATTTCACGACTAGGGTTTAATAATTTTATTTCTATAATAGATTGAGATTGTTTATGTCGTTCAATTATCGCAATTGCGTTCTCCTTTGATTTTTGCTCATCATCCATTGGAATTGGAGTTAATATTCCATCTTGTGTAATTTTTAAATAACGCACACTTTTCTCAATATTCTTAAAGTTATTCAGAAAATTTGTGTCCGTTATTGATCCTGACATAACGACTAATGCTAAATTATTAGGAAGAATATCATAGACAATGCCTAAAGAACCTTCAATTTTTGAAGAATAGTCGATTACCCTTTCAAAAGTATTTATTTTTACAACTCGGTATCTTTCAATATATGGCTTTGATCGAAAAATATAAACCTTTGCATCAGAACTTAATTTTCCTTGTTTTTGAAAATTTTCAGAATTTTCTAATATGTGTCCTAAGACATATGATATTTCTCGTGAATCGTGAATTTGGTTTTTCCAGGAGACTCGCTCTCCCCAATGGACCCCCATTTCTTTTAAGCTCATTGCATACGAAACCAAAGTCGAATATACTATATCTACAATCGAGGGTAAGAATGCACCTATTAGAAAACCTTTAATCATTGGAAACCAAACACGATTACATCGATTTAATGAAAGCTCATCTGCAAAATTTTTTAGGATTAAATCCGGATTCATTTCTTGAATATGAAAGGGAGCGATTGCTAACCGATAGATAAAATCAAAATTCCAAATTGCGAGTGAAGTGAGTACGGAATATAAAATAGGGTGTTTGAATCTTTCTAGAAATGCAGCTACTAAATCTTTCATTTGAACGAATATTATAAATATAGAATTATATTCAACCTTTCGAGAATAGAGAAAACTAGAATTACTTCTAAATAGAGGGATTGATTTTTGATCCAAACTATTAATTTCTCGCAATCCGATAATCTAAGTCAGGTCATCCTTTCCGGGAATGTCCGAAATTCACGAAACTGTAAAATCCACACTCGAAATCTTAAAAGCTCGCGGCCTGCCAATCGGTTATATTTCCAATAGGGCGAACGGAGCAGTCTGGAAAAAGGTAAACCTAACCGGAAATAAGCGTTGGATTCTAATCAAAGAACCAGATGTTAAAAAACAACTAGAATTAAACAAACAAGAGAAAGAAAAATTTTTCACTAAAGATTCAAATAACCTAAAACAGAATCTTTTAAACTCAAGCGAAGAACAACCGCTTCTTTTTACAAAAGAAAGTTTTTCTAAAAAATCCAAACCGGAAAGTTCTTATCAATCAAAAAATCCTCAACCGATTACTTTCAAAAAACCTGTCTTTATCCCTCAAAATTTAAAAACACTCAAAGAGTTACGAACTGAAATCAGAGATGTATTAGAATCAAGCGGTCAGGAATTAAGAGCAAAAGATTTTTTTGAAAATTCTCAAACTATCGATTCTTTAAACAATCTACTTAACTACTCTTACAAATTCGTATCAATAGATTCAAATACCTCGAACCAAATTACTAGATCTATCGTATCGAATACGGTAAAAGAGAGAAAACAATCTAGATCCGAAGCGATGCGAGGAAATCAAAACGCTGTCGGTGAACATGACGTTCAATCAAATCAAATCACAGAAATTAAGTCGAATTCTTTGGCTAAAATCGTCAAGGAATTCGAGGAATTACCGTTATCCGTAAAAGACTCGGAGTATCTCGATCAAATTAGAGATTCATTATCAAAGAATTTGATTTCTTCGAATATCGCTTCTCAGATCAGCGATACAATTTCAAAGATCCCTGTTAAAGAATCCTCAATAGTATTAAAGGTTCTTCGAAATTACATATCAAATTCCCTTCTTACATATAATACGAAGATAGAACCAAAAAAATTCGATGATTCAAATCCATTAAAGAGAACCGTTCTTGCTACGAAATTCCGTAATTTAGCGGAAGGTATGAACTCGCAAATTGAACATAAGGAGAATCCACCCATATCAAAACAAAGACCTACTAGAAGAAGATCTGGAATTGCCTCGTCGATGATGGAGGACGCAAAAAAGTTAAGAGAAGTGCAAGCAATTCTAAAAGGAATGTCACAAGAAATAGAAGAATCGATTTTACCAGAAAGTTTAAAAACAATTAGATCAAAATCCGATGTTGAAACTATTCTTGATTGGGTTAAGTATTACCAGTCGTATAACGAACAACGAAATAAAGATCCAAGAATTCCACCTCTACCCCAAAAAATAGAAGTACGTATAAACAAATTTAATGACAAATCCTTCTTTAGTACGAAAGAGAATATACGTCTGATCGGTAGCGATAGAGTTTCTGGTCACAATATCCATTGGGCAAATAAGATAGGTCTTCTTACAAATGAAGAATATAAAGAAACTCTAAAGTTTCAAGCAGATCCAGAAAAAGATGACAATTATATCGATTCGACTGATTTAAATGAAATTGAAAAATTAAATAATCTAAAAGATAAAATATATAGAATCTCAAATTATCTGTACGTTAAACCTGCAAACTCAAAATCTGATAAAGTCATTGAAATAAATGGAAAACAATACGAACTTTATATAAAGAACAAAAAAATATACGAATATCGGAATGAAAGTAGTCTTAAACTTTTAAAGTTAGGAATAAAAACTACCCATGAAGCAGAGGAAGCTGGAAATCATCTATTCAGACTAATCAACGAATATTCTAAAGGTGCACTTTCGCAACAAGAAATCAAAATTAAAAAATTAGAAATGGATCTTATTGGAAGAAAAATTTCGGGATTTTTTCCAACTCCTAAAACTTTAGGAAAAACGATGATCGATGAGGCAGATATAAAACCCGGAATGGACGTATTAGAACCTTCGGCGGGAAAAGGAGACCTTTCGGATTTAATTCGAAATGAAAAAATAGAGCCGGATACGATCGAACTGGATTTCAGTTTACGAGAAATTCTTAAGGAAAAAGGCCACAAAATTGTAGGATCTAATTTCTTAGACTATAACGAAAAGAAATATGATCGAATTATAATGAACCCTCCCTTTGAAAACGGTCAGGATATAGACCATGTCCGACACGCGTATGATCTTTTAAAGCCCGGTGGTAAACTCGTTTCAATTATGGGAGAAGGCCCGTTTTTTAGATCTGATAACAAATCCAAAAATTTTAGAAATTGGCTCGATGGGATTGGAGGGGATATAAAACAACTTCCTAAAAATTCGTTTATGGGATCAGAATCCTTTCGTCAAACCGGCGTTTCCACTCGGTTAGTGACAATTACAAAAGACTAATGCCAACTTTTCTAGGTCCGTTTTCAAACGATGAAATCCAATCGAATAACAACGTAAAAAAGTTAAATGTTTCACGAATTGAACTCGATTTTTCGAATCCTCTGGGAACATATAACTTGTGCGAGAATTTACATGCGAATTCGATCGTGTTCCAAACTAATGTTCAGGTTGAAAGTGCTTTCGACGGAAATTCTTCTTTAACAATTGGAAATTCCACAGACACGAGGTGTTATTTAGAAGAGTGGGGAATTGATCTAAACAATGAAGGAATCTATCTAGGTCAGTGGGTAGACTTTCTTCGATCATTAAACCAAATCCGGGCGTATTGGAATCCGGGGACTTCGACAAAAGGTCAGCTTAGTATAATTATAGTTTATTCAGATTCTTAAAAAATGAAGTATTCTCAAAGGTACAACATACAGGCAAATTTTGAGATCGATGAAGGTAAACTATACAATCTTCTTTATATGTGTATTCCAATGAAGGGCCGCTTTGTAAATGGAAATTTGTATGTATACGGTTTTCGCGCAATGATTCCGAAGATTATAAATCCATTTTTGTTGTTAGATAGGTATTCCTTTCAAGTGTATGACAAAAGCTATTTCCAAGCGGTGTATCGGTTTCTTAGAGGGGACTCTATAAAAAAAGGGAACGATAACAAGAATTAAATTCAATTAATCAAAATCCGATTCCATTTATTTTGATATACGGTTTCCATGAAGGAAACCGTATTTTTACACCCTTTCGAAATTATGAAAGCTTCGCCCGAAGAACGAACGGGTGCGATTAAAATTTTAGTCAAAGCTTCTTCCGAACGAGAAGACCGTCAAGGCGAGGTAATTCTCAAGTCAGCGTATGCGGACAAGGAAATGCAAGAAGCATTTAAGACCCAAGGTTATTTTGATTACAATCATCTTACCGACCACATTGACAAGGAAATCCGAGATTTAAAAACAAACGGAAATCTAACGGGTTCAAAACTTGTAGAACTCCAAAAAGCAAAAACCGAAGCGATCATCGGTTCCCCTACTCAGATCGGATTCAAAGACGATTTTTCTTCAACTCTCGGAATCAAAGACGACGGGTTGTATATTCTTGGAAGCCTGTTTCCAGGTAATAAATTTGCAGAAGAGATTCGTAAGGGACTCCAAGCGGGATTTAACGGTTGGGGAGCTTCCGTTTCGGGATATGCAAGACCGCAGGATTATTTAGGGAAAACAATCCGGAAGATTCTTTTAAAAAAATGTGCGATTGCTCCATTGCAAGAGGTAATCAATCCGGACACTTCAGTTCAACTTTTAAAGGGTGCAATTTTTCTAAAAGACCTTGAAAAAAGCGAACTAATAGCTAATGAATCATCTTCTCCAATTCTATTTGACGAAGATCGAATTTCAAGAATTGAAAGAAGACTCGATTTCTTTACCCGCCTTTTTCAATCCGACCCCGTAGCTCAAGACAGATACGTCGATTTAATTTTCTCCGATATTGCCAATCGAATTACACAAGAAGAGGAGATTCGTTCCGCATGGGTGCGTTCAATTCTTCAAAACGATTTCTGTGTTGAAGGTGAGGACTTGGAAAACCTAACAGATATGATTTTTCTAAAATTAAACGAGGAAAACTAATGCTCAAGAATGCTATTGCGCGATTAAAAGAACGCGTAACGATAAGCAATGTTTTGAAGTCGGGAGATACGAACCCTGACATGAAGTCTCTGGCTACGAAGGTCACTGACTTACTTGATGCGGGATCTATTACCGCAGACGTGGAAAAAATCAAAGAATGGGCGATTGCACAAGGTGTGGGTGAGGAATCGGCCCAAACCTTTGCATCCGACGTTGTGGATGCGTATTTTGACGATACGACGGACGAAATCCAGAAATCGGAAAACGGTTCCGAAGTAGACCGGGATGAAACGAAAAAAGAAGAAGAAATCGAAAAAGCAAATTTATTAAACATCCAAAATACGTTAGAGATTTTGAAATCAAATCAAGAGACTCTTGCCTCTGCGATTGAACACCTCCTTGATCATTCAGAAGAAACTTTAAAATTCAAAGAAGAGTTTCAAAAACTCAAATCAGAACTGGGAAATATCGCTAAAAATCCTGCGTCTTTGAAATCGCCGGTTCTTACAAAAGTCAATAAATCAAACATAAACGAATTCATTCAAGGACAGATTGCTCAAAAAGATAGAGAAGAGATCGGAAAGCTTATTATCAAAGGAATGGAATTGGGTCAGTGCCAACTCGAAGATACGTCTTATTTTCAGGCTACTTGGAAACTCTCTGATCGTGCTTCTAAATTTATAAACGAATACAAAGAGGTGCGAAAGTAATGGTCGGTCCTTACAGTTTAGATCAACTCTTAGAAATCCAAAAAAGTTTTCAGGCAAACACTGCAAACAATGGAGCAACCCCCTTTGTAGACTTCAACTCCTCGGGTGCGACTCTATCCATGCAACTTCTAGACAAAGTTGAGGTTGCTCTTGTTTCCACGGACAAAGACTTTAAATTTTTAAAAGAAATTCCAAGGCGTACGATTACCCAGACGTTAGCGGAGTACAATCGTCACGTATCGCATGGGGGAGCTTGGTACAGAATTTCCAATATTGGACAATCCGATGAACCTTCATTTAGCGACGCTCAAATGGAGAGACTCTATAACGAAGTAAACTATATCGCGGAAGGATTCTCTTACAACAAAGTCATTGACAGCGTTCAAAACGCGCAAGATCCGGAACTCATTCAATCGAACTCGGCTTTAAGACGCGGGATGGAAAACCAAATGCGTCGTTACTACTTCGGGAAGAAAAAACTCAATAAGAACGAACAAGATGGATTTGAAACTCAAATTAAATCGTTAGGTAAAGAATATTTCCATGATTGTCGCGGTTCTTTACCATCGATCGATCAGTTCAAATATTACTCGTCCAAAATTAGAACAAAAGCGTTCGGACTTGTGAACTATGTGAAAATGCACCCGGCAACGAAAGCTCTTTACGATCAAAGTTTTGATCGTTTGGGGAGTAACGTAGTTCTTCAAAATAACAGTCAATCTCCCGGTAATACAACACTTTCGAATATCGTTTACGGAATCGCTGACTCAAACGCGAAAGGTAACGTGATCGCGTTTGACGACGATATTTGGCTAGACCGTCACGAATGGGGTGTGCCGATGCGGCGAGACGCGGCGGGGAACTGGGTGGAGGGCGCTACAAGCGATACGGAAGCCCCACTGACTCCATCTGTATCCATTGATCCGATCGCAAGCGTTCCGAATTCTCTTTTTACAGGAAACTATGTAGGAAACTTCAAATACCGCGTATGTGCGGGAACTCTTAGACACTTTTCAGGCGCATGCAATGAAATATCAGTTTCGATTCCGAACGGTGGAGCGGCAGAGATTACAATCACTCCGGGCAACGGAGGAGTACCAGAAACACGTTATGTAGTCTTTAGAGAAACTACTCCAAATTCGAATCTAATTCTTTATATGAATGAGGTGAACCGAAATCTTCTTGGTGCGAGTACGATCATTCAAGATTTGAATGAGAATCTTCCAGGTACGACGATCATGATTTTAGGGGATTTCAACTCGAAGTCATCTAGCGATTCAACAAGAACTTTAATTCTTTCCGAACTTTTGCCGTTTACGAAAGTACTCTTCCCATACGGTGCGGGAGGATCTTTCAGGTCAAGACACGGTATTGTAGAAGCGTATAACGTTTTGCAAATTTTGGCTCCTGAGAAATTCAGAGTCTTCACAAACGTTCCCGTGAGACTTTAAACGAATAAGATTTTTAATAAGGGGTGCGATGCACTCCGTTTTTTAAGATGTCATCTTACGAATCACTTTATGAAAAAGGTAAGTTCCCAAGAACGAAACATCTTTTAAACCGTATCGCGATCGCGGCTAAAAATTCTTGGAGTCATAACGTTTTGTCGGCAAAACCCGCTTGGTGGGGAAGAATGGCTATGTCAAACCGAGCGGGTGGGGGAGGGGGGATATTAATCAAAAAAATACCGGGAGGTTTTCAGGTTTTCCATCCTAATCGCGGTAAGTATAATTATATGAGGGTCATTGAAAACGGACGCGGACGTTACGATATGCGTCCGGCTCTTCTCGGAGGAAGTCGCGCACGTATGGGCCCACATGGCCCTTACGTTATCGTTCCAATCACAAAAAACGAAAACGGAACTCCTGTTTCTCCTCAACACAACGAAATCAATTCCGTATTGATTAAAACAGGAACCTTTAAAGAACCAAACGCACACGGTAAGGTAGTTACAAGAAACCGATACAAATACAGGCAAGATCCGGGAATGACAGGACAAGGAAATGTTTTTGCGAGGGAACAAATTTACAAAAACGGCACTGTTCAAAGGTCGTTTGTAAAGTTTGTAGTCGTTAATCGGTTCAGTCGCGACTTTTTTCAACCCGCGATTCCGGCGCAAAAAATTTTTAGCGGTGTTAAAAAAGACGTAAAGCGCGCTCTAAAATCCAAACAGCTTAAAAGCGCGGTAGCAATGGACGCAAAGGATTTGATTCGTATATTACTCAGTAAAAAGAAAAAAGTTTAATCAATTGGGGGCGGACTAAAACATTTCTGGTCTTTTGAATCAATCACAATTATATTATTCGATTTACATTTAAAAAAAACTTAATAAAAAAACACGATTTCATTTTTACTAACATTTACAAATTCGGAATTCAGACAAGATTTCTATTCATCCGATTCAAATTATTTACTTAACCCTTTTGTATGGATATTTCCTTACGCGAAGAAGAAATAAGACGACAGGACGGTAAAGACAAAGGAGCGGTACTATTTACGTATCCCGCTCCACCCGAAGATGCGGTAGTCGATTATTTTAGACAGTGTTTGCCGCTTACAGGGTTAGGGGAACGTAATATCAGTGTTCCAATCGAACACGGCCATCCGCTCTATCAACAAGGAGTTTCTACTAAGGGGCCGAACTCGAAGTTTCCGAAAATCGGCGTCGAGTGTGCGACTGAAAAACACACTCAATTCTTGGGTTTGAATGAACACCACTTTCAAAATTCAAATTCCTTTTTGAAATATTTAGAATCGATTGCGGAACTTCCCGAATCAAAACGACTTCCTTCAAAAGCGTTCCTTGATTCGTTTTCGAGACAAAAAAATATTCAACAGCTCCAATTTACTTGCGAAAGTGATGTAGTCATCATCGGATTTGTGACTGGAAACGCGGGAAGAACTACGAATCGATTTTTGTATGATTCTTCATTAGCCGTTACTTTACTTCTTGCGAACGATCTTCCAATACTACACCCGGGTGTGAGTGTTTTTCTTCCTGAAGATACGGAACCAAATCTTACTACGACTGATTTTGCAGAACCTTTCTGGGGATTTGAGATTCGAGTACGAATCGTACAAACCAAATCGATTTTTCGAACAAAACCGGCGTTCCTATTTCCCGATATTCAATCGTTTGATGTAAGTTTGTCGCGAAGCAGAACGCAATTCAAAGGGGAATTCGGCTTCGAGGATTCAAGACTTGGAACAAGAACTAAATCTCAAAGGTAAAGATTCAAAAAATCTTTCTCAACAAAGGAAAGAAACTCCAAACGAGTTTCTTTTAAAAAAAGAAAAAGAAACCGGTAAACTAATTTCCGTTCGGTTTCGAGAATATTTCTTACGCGAACTCAATGGAATTTCAAACCGCTCCTATGAACAGGTTTGGGAGTCCGTGAATGGGCGCGCGTGAAGTTGAGTTTTTAGGTAGAGGATATATTCAGCCGGGTGCGCGAGGTGCGTTTCGAACAAAACCACAAACAGGCGGGATTTCACCGGACTTCACAACACTAGTCCTCATCGGATCTGCGGATAACGGATATTTTTCAAACGACGGTTCGTTACCGATTTCAAAACGCATTTTAGAATTTAGCGGACCCGACGAAGCAAGATCCGTACTCGGTTCCGGAGATTTAGCGGATGCTGTAATCAATGCGTTTTCTCCTTCGAAGGATTCTCGTTTTTCAAACGGTCCTCAAACGATCAAAACTTTAAACGTTTCTAGAAACCTTTCCGCATCGGCGTCCGTTCCTTCTATTACAACAGGTATTTCTAATGTTATCAAAGCGCAAGTGCCTGGTCCGAAAGGAAATCAAATCCGATTTCGAATCACAAACAACGGAGGTGTAATCCAGGTCGGAGATAAAGATGGAATCGTAAGTTCTGCTCCGATGGAAGCGAATGAATTTAGAATTCAGTATAACGGAAATGCGGGAGCGGCAAACCTTACTTTTGACAAAACATCGCTTCGAGTAATACTTTCGGGAGCATCGGCTACGGACGGTTCGTTCAATTTAAACGTTCCTGTAAAAGATTATGAAACGATTTCCGAACTTGTCGCATATATCAATTCTCAATCCGGATATTCAGCGATTCTACTCTCTCAACCGGATCGAAAAACAAATACATTAGACTATGTATCAACTGCCGACGCAGTGGATATAAAGACAAACGCATATACACTTCGCTCGCTTCTTTACCGGCAGGAATCATTCTTCTCTACGAATGGTCTTGCTGAAATCGAATCGGGTTCGGAAAGAAAACCGTGCGCGGATATGGCTTTTTTTTCGTATCTATCCGGCGGTACAACGGGAACGGCGACCGCAACGGATTACTTAAACGCACTCGACACGGTTTTTGATACCGAGCACGTAAAAGGATTCTATGTCAACGTCTGCACGTCTCTTGAAACCGTTCGTCTTTATCTAGCCGACAAACTCGCAAACGGTAATTCTCCGGAAGGATCGGACGAACGTTTCGCAGGCGCGGGTCTTGATCTTAGCCGGACGATCGATCAGAGAGTCGACGATATAAAAGCGACTAACTCGGAATATATGGTTCTTGGGTTCTCTCCAATTACTCGTTACGCGTCCGATCGAATCACTTTAAAAACATATCCCGGATGGATGCTTGCCGTTTTACACAATGCGATCAAAGCGTCCGGAAACGTACGAGAAACCGCGACCTACAAAGACTTAAATATTATCGATGCTCCTGAAATCCTTTCCAAAACACAAATCAAGAAAGTCTTGCGTGCGGGTGGTCTCGTCGTTACCAGAAAACCAAATAACGGACCCTTTAAGATTGAGTTCGCTTTAACAAGTTACCAATCCGAGAACTTAATCAAGAACCAGGCATCGACGGTTTGTACCGCTCTTGCACTTGTGAAAGACTTCAGAGAGTGGCTTACTATTACTTTTACAGGCGAGATTCCGACTGATCCAAATGCTCTTGGAACAAACCTTACGGATGCCGACATTCGTACGGCAGTCATCCAACGATTTCGTAATGTGTATATCTCTCAATTCGGTTGGCTTACCCGAAACATATACACGGGCGAGGACGCTTTCGACGAGAACTTTGATATTCGTCGAGACGGTGATGTTGTTTATTTCGTATTCCCTAATGGACTGATCGTTACTCCGATCAATTTCATCTTTTTTCTTCTGCAATTGGACGTTGTTCGCGGCGTTAGAAAGGAGAAATGACTTTGGCCGGAAGTTCAAAACCAAACCCTAACGTTTTAACCGGTAACGATGCAGTCGTCAAAATCAACGGTCAAGCCGTTGGTTTCATGACGTCGATTCGAGTAAACATAAATAACCACGTTGGACGCATTCAAGCTTTAGGAGTGCGAAAACCGAAAGGACTGAAGTCTCTCGACTGGCAAGGTACAGCGTCCGGAGAATTCCATATCCTCACAACTCAGCAAGAGGGGGTCGTGAAGATTGATACGTATAATGACGAACACGCGGACGATCTCTATGACATTTTAGTAATAGACAAAAGATCCGGGAAACGTATCGGACTTTTAATCGGTGCGGTCAATACGGAAGGATTCAGTCTTGTGAATAACGAAATGTCGGCGAGGGAGCTTGAGTTTGAACTTGTGGATTGGGAACCGATGGAAGCGTTTAACTAAACGTTTTCATCTTTCTTTTTCCAGTCTTTCGTAAGTAGTAACGATTTTTGAATCGTTACTTGCAAATTAAACGGAACTTCCGGATCTTCGCTACGATAAAAGGAAACAGGACATTTTACGATATGTCCGTTCTTTAATTCTCTTTTTATTAAGAAGCAAATTTTTTTACTTCCCGGAGCTATAACGTAATTTCTCATATCGGGATGAATTTCGCAACCGAGCGAAAGTAGAATATCCGAAAGTTCGCTCAGACGCATTTTTAGGAAGCGACTGCATAATGAGTTTCGAGTTGACCTTTAAAGTCTTCCTGCTTCGGCACATTTAGGTTAAAGAAGAAATCCCACATTTTAATATCGATTAAGCTTAAGAAAAGTTTCTTTTTTTCGGATTCGGATTGAATTATTTCTACAGATTGATTGGAGTTTGGGGAATCGAATGAATACAAATCAAAAAGATTTAATAAATCTTCTTTGGCTTCTTGGATACTTGCGCCATAACCTAAGATTCCGTAACTTAAAATTTCTGCATATGTGTAATTTTCTTTTTCGTTTTCTATTTTGTAGACAAGTACAGGTAAGGGATAATCTTTTTGTTCTGTTTTAACAATTAAAAAATTTGCTTCTATCGGTTGAATTTTGATTTGAGCTTCCATAGAAAACCTAATGGTAACTTCCTACTTATTATTAGTCGGTTTTTCTACCGATTTTTACAATCTATGTAAAGAGTATTTTAAAACGGAATTCTATGCAAGTGAGAAATGCTACAAAATTGTAGGATACCGTTCGTCAAGGATTATGTCCTCTGTATTTTAATTCTAATTTAGGATATTTTTTTAAAAAATTGACAACTTTTAACATTTCAATCGGTCTCTATGACATCGTGTAACGGACAAAAGATCCGGGAAGCGTTTCACTAAACGTTTCTAATTTTCCCACCACCTTTCAGAAAGTTTTAATGTTCTTCCGTAAGAACTAAGAAGACTTTCGGTGAATTTGTAATCTACGTTGTAAAAGGAAAGCGGAAGATAAACTATTTCTTTTTCTGAGATTTGTTTTTCGATATAAATCCAAAATTTTTTGTTTCCTTTGGCTATTGAGTAAGGGGGGAGAGGAGAAACACTGAATCCTAGAGAGATGAGTTTTGAAACAAAGTCCTCTAATCGCATTCTTAAATTGCTAATTGTAAATTAGTCGGATCTAGTGTTTTTAATGTATCAATGTTTGAAGGACTTAAAGAGGACCTAGGATTATTCAGTTTATCTTTTAAATACAATTCTTTGAATATATTGATTTTTTCCGGATCGGAAGGAGTTAGGGATATTATATTGGAAGTAGATGCTAATTTTTGAATATATAATTTCATTGTCTCGATGAAATCTTCGGTAGCTTCATCCATATCTCTTCCTTTCCCTATGATCCCGTAAGATAATGCTTCAATGTAGATTAATTGATCTACGTCTTCGCGAATTTTATATGCTAGAAGCGGAAAAGAAAATACTTTGCCGTCTCTATTGCCAATCAATTCAGCGGCTTGTAATGGAAGAATCGAAGAAGAATTACCCATTTTGTTTCCTATTTATAATTAGTCGGTTTTTCTACCGATTTTTACAATCTAGGTAAAGAGTATTTTAGAACGGAATTCTATGCAAGTGAGAAATGCTACAAAATTGTAGGATACCGTTCTTTTTGAATTATGTCCTCTATATTTTAATTCTAATTTAGGATATTTTTTTAAAAAATTGACAATTTTTAACATTTCAATCGATCTCTATGACATCGTGTAACGGGCAAAAGACCCGGGAAGCATATTGGGCTTTTGATCGGTAAGGGTTTAGTTATGAACCACGAGATGAAAGCGTTTAACTAAAACCAGTCATTCGGTTTTAGAATTTTGTTTCCGGATGAATCTAAAACTTCATTCGGAAATTGTGATTGCCGGATAGAAGTATCTCGAATCGATTTCATAAAGTCCGAATTATTTTTAAGAACTTGACTTATATTCTTTTGTGGATTGATATAACCAATTTTCTTTTTGAATTCGTTTCGAAGTATTCTTATTGGTTCAAGCAAATCCGAATCATTGGAAATTAAAACACCAATATCATATTTATTTTTAAATCCGTCTAGTAACATGTGTGATGCAATGTTTACATCGGTTCCTTTTTCTTCAGATTTAATAACTTTTACTTTTCCGCTCCCGTCTGCTTTCATCATATTCACTTCATTGGAAAGAAAATGGCCATAATAAATTTCTAGATTTGGAATGGTTTCTAACGCTCGAAGATAATCTTGTTGTCTATCTAGAATATGAGGATTATTCAATTTAGGTTTTACTTTAGCAGTATAGTATTTAATTATTTGAATATTATTTTTAGGGAGCAAGACGGAACAGAGTTTTGATAAATCAAGCCACTTTAAATTTGTACCTTTAAGTTTACCATAAAAAAGGTTAAAACCATCGATATAAACATAAGTCCGATTCGCTTGCATATAAAAAGCAAGGGCCGCCTCTTTTGAGACAGCCCTGCGCCCTACGTTTTACCGTAGGGGTGATGTTTCTAGTATCATAAAAATATTCAAAAATGCAACAAATTTAAAAAGAAAAATTTATGAATAAACACCTAGATTTGTCTAATTTACCCTTTTCCGATAGTTTCCGGACATTTACTATTTAAAGTATGAGAATTCTCGAACCTGAAAAGCGTTACTCCCTAAACGTAAAATTCGAAGGTGAAAACTATTCCTTCCTTGCCGAAATTGCAGATCCTTCTACGGAGTTAGACATTGAGATCGCGGTCGCTAAACGTCTAAACGGTGCATCCCTCGAATCGATACCGAATTCTGTTTACGGATACTTAATAGCGATCGAAACTTTAAACCATGTTATCAAAGAAATTCCTGTGAATTTACAGATTCGGTTTAATTCATTTGAAAAGATACGAGACAAAGAGTTCGTGGTAAGGCTCTTTAATGAATATAAGAAGAAAGAAAACTGGTTTTTAGCAGAGTTAAAAAAAAATCGGGACACTCGAAGAGGCGATTTTAGACGAGAAAAACATTCTAGATTTCATCCTGATAAAAGAGTTTCAGATACTTCCACGAGGAGTAACGAATCTCGGAAATCTTTTTCACGAGCAGAAACGATTTCTGATCGAAGCGATGTCGAGGATAGACATAGAAACGTATCTGAAACGCACACGCCTCCTTTCGGAAAAGAGACAAGTCGAGAAAATGGACCCGAACGAATTCCTGGAACGTATCAGCCCGCAAATGGCGAATATTCTCGCGGCAGAGGCCGGGTTCTCGAACGAACAGATTCAGGCGCAAGGAGAATATAAGAAAAAGGAAATATTGGAAAGAATTGAAAAAGAGTTAAGGCTTTAAATGTCGTCAGAATCGCTTGATATAACAGTCCGCGCGCGACCCGATTTTAAGGATGTTGACAAGGACTTCGAAAGGATTTCCAAAAAAGGCAAGAACGGGTTTTCGTTTTTAGGATTTGGGAAAGGTGGTTCTGGAAAAGGTACAAATTCATCATTCCAAAAGCACTTAAAACAAACCAAAGAAACCGCTTCAAAATATCACGGTGGCAGCGCGGGCGCGACAAGGCTTGGGGTAGACGGTACAGACCTAGACGAAACTCAGCACGGTGGATTTTATAACACACTCGACAAAAAGATATCCTTTGCCAAAGACCTTTTTTCAAAAAAGAAAAAGAAAGGAGAAAAAGAAGAAGATAACGAAAACTCTTCATCCGGTCTTTCTAATCCCGCCAGTGCGAAACAATTTCAAATTCAAAAAGCTGAACTTAAAATCCAACACGGAAATTTCGATAAAGGTCTTTTAGGAAACGGAGCAGGTCCGGGTTCCGGCGGTGGAAATAACGGAGCTGATGCGAAAGGGAATGGACTTTCTGCAATGGGAATGGCGATTCCAATTGCAGGTGCGGCGTTTGCTGTTGCCGGTGGAGTCCTAAAAACAATATCCGCAATTGGGGAACAGTATCATGCTGCTATGCAGTCTCAAAGCTCGACAATCGGCGCGACCGGCGGCTATGTCGGAGGTGGAAGCGGTTATTTTTCGAACGCAGAACTAGCCTCGGCAAATGTCGCCAAAGGGCGTATAACGGGTAAGTCAATATACGGAAAAGGAAATACAATTGATTCCGATACAATAAGATTTACCGCCTCTCAAGGAAAAGGAATTGGCGAGGTCGTTAAAGAACTCGAAACCATTAGAAAGGATAACAAACACGCCGATTTGGGATTTTTAAGAGGCGGTGCAAACGCATCCGGATTCTCAGGCCTTAGACAATCCGAATATATTTCAAAACTTGCAAGTATCTCTGAAAACTTGCGCGGGAAAGGTTTCTCCGGCGATATTTCCGATTATACAAAGTTTGCGGCGGGTATGAACAGGACCGACGGAACTAAAATGGACCCTGCAAGAAAGATGTCTCTTGCGGAAGAACTTTCTTCGCAAGGAAGAAGCGGCGCTTTTGGAGGAGGTATATTCGGTTCTCTTTCTTTTGCAAACGCACTGAAAACAAACGGCGGAGACGTATTTAAAGCAATTCGAGAATCGGAATCAAGTCCCGGAAAATATATGTCTTCGGCTCTCTCCGGACTGGATGCAAATACGCGCGGAATAATAGCCAAGTTAAACGGTGGAAGTTTTTCCGAAATGTCTTCTCTCAAATTAGGATACTCCAATTTTAAAGAAGACAATTCTTCCATTCACGCCGGATACAATAAAGGGCTTGAACTCGATAACATGAAAAAAGAAATCTTTGCTTCAAAAACGGGGGAAGAAGCGGCTAAGGTCGGGTATGAACTCAATAACGCAATGCTGAAACTTTTTGAAGAGAACAAAGGAGCGATGCTCAGACTTACAAACACCGTACAAAATATTGAAAAAACGTTACTCCCCGTTGTTTCTACTTCGATTACCGGAATTGTTTCGGGTATTGAAAAAATGTGTGAATATGCAGGACCTCTAATCGAAGGAATCGGAAAACTCGCTTCTCTTTCCTCGCCTGCCGGACTACTTGTAAGACCAAGATAGTTTTTAACTCCGATTTTTTAGTTCGCTTTAGTTTTGTGGAATGGAAATCCACAGAATCCTTTTTAAACTCTTTCAAAGAAATGGAATTTCAATCGAGCGTGAAGTTGAGGAATACGCAACCGAGTTTCAGGTTCAACAACCGCAGAAACTTACCAAGGCAATCAGACAGTCAGATAATCTAGTTTCGATTCCGATTCCTAGCGGAATCACATTTAAATACGTTTTGATTCTTGCAAAATACCTCACCGATGACACGGCGATCGGAGTTAAAAAAGACGATCCCGCACCACTGATTTGTCGTATCAATGGATCAAGTCTTGACCACCCGACTTCTCAAGGGTTTGTCGCTTGGGCGGGTGGAATCAATACGTTACGAGTTGCAACGACATACGACACAAATCAAATTTTAATCGAGATTTATTTAGGTTAATGCTTCCGGTTTTTAATTTCCTTCTTCGCGGAATTGGAAGTTCGGTCCGTCTCGGTAAAAGTGGACCGATTATTAAAGCAACGCAAACAGGAATCGAGGTAAGAAACCCGATTGATTCGGATCTTACCAATTTGAAAGTTGCGTCACCGATTTCGCCACAGGACGCCGTAAATCTTTCCTGGGTAAAATCAGAGGTACTCACAAACTGGAATTCTCCGGTACAAAATTTATCCGAACTAAAGTCAGTGCCCGCAAACGAACGAAAAGATAAACAAATGAGAGAAGTTGAAGACGAACTCACTCTTTATCAATTCGATGCGGATTCATACGCGACCGTCCCGGACGTAGTAGATCCACTGAGGGTAATTCTTCCAAATGATCTCACTCTTGTTTCTCCCGGTAGGTGGATTAAAACGAAAGCAAGAACCTCGCTTCATTCGGAACTGATCGGACTTACCTTAAACGATCATCCGCAGTACCAACTTAGGGGAGAAAAAAATTCTTCTCTTGGGTATCCAGGACTCGGTTCTGATTTTGGATTGGAGCTTCTTTCTTCCGGAGGAATTAAGAGCATTCTTAGGTCTCTTTCAACCGCAATTAGAGAATTCCTTTTACCGGACCGATCGGGAACACTCGCACTTGATACTACGTTTCAAGGTTCGACTTTTTCTGTGAACGGAGAGAAAGGACTGGTTCCCGCGCCTCTTACGACAGACAGAGAAAAATTTCTTTCAGGAGACGGATCTTGGAAAACAAATTTCGGATCCTTAAAAAACACGGGTGTCAAAACTTCCTCATATACCGCTTCAAAATATGAACGAGTCCTTTGTGACGTTACGTCCGGTAGTTTCAACGTTACCTTACCCGTAAACCCAAGTGACAATGAAGTCGTTGGAATATTAGATATTTCAAATAAGGCAGGGACAAATCCGATTACGATCGAACGCAACGGACAAAGGATTGAAGATATGTCCGAAGACTGGCAGCTTGATCTTGACGGTGTATCTATTGAAATTTGTTTTTCAAGCGAAAAGGGGAGTTGGTATTTCCTTACAAGTAAATCTTATAGTAACGTCGCTCCTTCAAACGGTTTTCTAACAAATACTCCTACGTTTACCGAAACCTCTTTAGCTCCGTCGGCAAACGCGGTACGGCAATACGTTGAACAAATCCAGGTATCCATTCTGGAATTTGTTTCTAGTTTCGGAGCATTTCTATTCGGAAGCTCTAGTGCACCATCCCGAACGATCATCAAAAACGTTTACTTTGAAGGAACGACTAACTCAAGCGGACTTTGTACGATTCAAACCGGTCTTTCAAACACGATTCTTTTCGTATCCGCCTTCGTTTCAGACAATCAGGGAAAATGGTTTTATCTTCCCCCTTCCGGAATTGTCGCAACTCTTTATTTTGACGAATCAGGAATTGTATCCGTACAGTTTACAGGAAATTCCACATTCCAGAATCGCAATGTACGGTTCAGGGTGGAATTCAAATGAAATCGTTTAAAAATGATTTTCTAAAGGATAATCTTCTAAGATCGTATGTCGACGCAAAAGTATTGTCAGAAACAAACGCGCGTATCTCAGAAAACCTAAATCTTATTTCTCAAATCAGTTCTAAAATCAATCTTTCCGAAAAAGGTGCGCTTTCTGGGCTTGCTACACTGGGACCTGACGGAATTTTAGTTTCCAATCAAAGACCATCTATACCGTACAGTGGAAACGTCTTTATCTTTCGTCCCGGAGAAACGACTCCGACCGGAAATATTTTTAGCTCTTGGTCCGGTTTAACAAATGCGGCCTTAAATCAAAAAGGACTGAAATACATTCAATTCGACGATTCTTTGCAAACGATTACGGTGCCGACGGACAACTTTAATTTTTCTGAATGTATTCTACTTTCTCGATTTAAAAAACAAACTCTCGTAAACTTTACATCCGGTTTTTTGGTAGGAGGGTGGCCTCTGGAAATTTTCGGGCTGAATTTACGATTTTCTTCTCATTTTTTTGACAACGTAGGATCAAATACGCTTACTTTGACGGATTCGGTTTTGGAATACGCCGGATCGGCTAACGGAATCGACTTTTTCTCGGGATCAATGATCGTATATTTAAAGAATTCATCCATTTTAGGAAACGGAAGAACCGTTTTTTCACTGGCAAACAGGTCTCTACAAATCGTTTCGATCAGCGGTCTTTGTAGTGTTGAATCCGGATGTATTTCAGGAAACACGGGATCTACATTGACGGTTACGAACCTCGGAGCGAACTTTCCGGCCGCTACCTCTTTGATCGGCATTCAGTCGGGATTTTTAGGCACAAAAGCCGAACAAGATCATTCGCATGTTCTCGAAAAAACCATCGTTTCAAAAGGACAACTCATTACACGCAACACAAGCGGCAATTTCGTATCTCTTTCACCCGGATTAGACAACGAAATCCTAATATTCGATTCTACCACTCAATCGGGTCTTAGGTCGTCTTCTTTAGGGAATCTTTTTTCCCTTCCTGGAATGAAATCTATTTCCGATTATGTAAGGCAATCCTCTCCGTCTACTCAGCTACTTTCAGCCGGTTCAAAAACATTGGACTGCTCTTTGTCCAATCTATTTCGTATAACAGGAGGAAACGCAAATATAACACTTTCAAATCTGACTGAAAATCAAGCAGTCAATGTGATCTTTGAATCCACTGGCTCTGCATATATAATTACTTGGTCCGGAGGAACTTTCCTTTGGCAGGGTGCAAGTGTTCCCGTACCGACTTCTGTCTCGTCCAGAAAGGACTTTTATTCCTTCATCAAAGTCGGCGGGCTCATCTTTGGTTCCTGTGTTTTGAATATGGGTTAAGAATTTGTTTTTACCGTTCGCTCATTTTCAAAACCAGAATCAAAAAAATTATATAGATCCGGCGAATATAGGCGGTGTAAACCAAGGTGAATCAATTTTTGCTATGGTACAAGTTGGTAATATACTTTATATCGGAGGATACTTTACTGCGATCGGTGGAGTTTCAAGATATAGAATTGCTGCAATTGATACAATAACTGGAAACGTTATCCCCAATTTTTTATCCCCCGGTATAGGAGGCGGCGGAGATCAGTATGTTACCGCCTTAACTTATGCAAACGGAATGCTTCTTGTGGCTGGAGTATTTACAAGAATAGGAGGACAAAATAGGAACGGAATCGCAGCCGTTGACCCAAGTAGTGGAAATGTTCTTCCGTGGTATCCAACGGGAGGGATCAGCGGTAGTAGTAATCCTAATATCAGTAAATTTGCAGTCAAAGGTAACGTTCTTTATATAGCGGGTGCTTTTACGGGAGTAGGCGGTGTTTCAAGAAATCGTATCGCCGCTTTGGATTTAACGACAGCGGCAGTTCTTCCGTGGTATCCGTCAGGTGGACTAGGTTCAGGACTTGTTAAAAATATCGTTTTATCAGAGGATCAAAATACAATTTTTGTATGCGGTTCTTTTATTTCTGCCGGTGGTCAAAGTAAACAAAAAATTGTGTCCTTTGACGCAAACACGGGCGCTGTTTTAAGTTTTACATTTCCTACTTTTACGACCGTATCCTCTACGTGTATTATGGAATCTATATTTCAAAAAAATGGTAAACTTTATATTGCAGGTAACTTTAACACCATAGCCGGACAGTCTCGCAATGGTTTTGCGGTCTTAGACTCCGTAACAGGTAATTTATTATCTCTATATCCGATTAATGGAATCGATTGGCCTTCCCCGAATATATACAGTATTTTGAATAAAGGCAACACTTTGTATGTTTTCGGTTATTTTTCATCTATCGGCGGTCAATCTAGAATCTGTGTCGCTTCGTTAGATTCCGAAACCTTAAAAGTATTGTCTTGGTATCCCGCAGGCGGGGTTCCCGGTCTAAATTCTACGATTCAACAAGCGTTTCAGTGTGGTGAAGACGCTGCTTGGATTTTCGGTTTTTTTTCTATAATAGGAGGACAAAGTAGAAACGGGATCGCTAAACTCAATCTATTCTAAAAAACCAAATCTGTCTGTGTCTCTTCTTCGTTTTCTTCAAATTCGTTGTCTTCATATTCCGAATTTGGATCTTCATCAATATTAGAATTAGATTGTATTGAATTTTGAAGCATTTGTAAATTTTGCTGGAATATCGGATTTAAAATAACCGCACCGGCCATTTTAAAGTCCTCTTCATTGACTCCGTACAATTCAGAAAGCGTCTCCGCAATTGTAGGTTTGTCTTGTTCAATTCGTATCTCATCGATTAGCTTCCAATTCGATACCTCATCCTTATTTTTACCTAACTTTTCTTTTTCGTCTTCAGGATTTTTTCCTGAAAACTCACATACAATCCCGGAAAAGTCGTCTTCTCTAAACTCTTTCAATCGATTAAACGAAGATTCAAAATACGTAAGAAGTGAAAGGTTTGCACGAGTCATAGAGAGTTTACTTTTTTCTACCTGGTTTCCTTCGGAAAATGTGGCTTGAGATCCGATCAGGCGAAGACCAAGCTCCGATTGATCCATCCCGTGTCCCATAAGTACGAATGAAGTACACCACTGCATAAGCTCTTTAAAAAGCATATCGTTTGGAATGCTGAGAGGAGTCCAACGCACTTCCCCCGCACTCGTTCCAATAATTGGGATACGGTGCGAGTCGTCTATTCCGGAAATCATCTCTTGCCATTGCAGTTGTAACGACTCAATTACCTCTTGTGTAGCGTCGCCTTGAAAACTCATAAAACCTTGCGGATGTTGTCTCGTGAACGTATCGCGGTTGAATTTGAGTGAATTTATTACGGCGACAAGATCTAGAATACAGGCTTCGAGAGGTGAGAACCCAAATCCCCTCATTGAAACATCGGAAATATGGTTTTTATGAAGCCAGAGTATTTCCGAAGCTGAAAACGTTTCGACAACATTGTCGTCTATAATCTGGACAAAGGTTATACCTCTGTCACCGCAATATCCTTTCTCCGGGTCCACTGGAAAAATTGTCGCAGGATCTAAATATCGAATTTCAAGCAACTTTCCAAAACTGTTATATACTAAATAGAATGCTATACTGTCTAAAGTGAGCGTATCTCGCGTCATCATCTCAATTACGGAACCGATGTGATCGCGGTTTTGCCAACCAGGAGTCAAATCCCCCATCTTTTCAAAGAAACGACCGCACTGCTTCATTTTAAAAAGCAGTTCGTCGTCTACGGTATCTTCTTCGTTTTCGGTTCGAAACCAAAGCCCGGTTTTTTGTGACACACGAGCAAACTTCGACAAGTCTTCGGTTCTAACCGTATGAATTGCGGAAATCAGTGATGTTCCATAGGCGGAGTTTCGAAGCTGTTGGTATGGTATTCTCCAAGTTGGGCGGAGTTGTATGCCGTCGCGGATCTGCTGTAGTTGGTCGTAACTATATACCGGATTTCTTCCCGCGATTTTCTCTGAGTTGATCTGATTAAAAAAGGATTTTGCAAGGAGGTAAAAGCGATCGTTTACAATTTTTGAATCAATATTTTGTTTTTGAGTTTCAGTTCTTCTGTTTTTTCGTTCTATATTTCGTTCGTAGTTTATTCCGCGTGGACGACCGTTTTTTTTGTTCATGGTTTCCGATTTTGTTCTTTTTTAAAAAATCGGATGTGGGGTTTTACAGGGTTTTTCACATACAAAACCCCGGTTTTATTAAAACATAATATCGGATTCCAGGGTACGTTTCTCTTATTTTCCGATACTAAACTTTTAATTTACTTTCTATGAATGAGCCTAAAGTCATTTTCGTTTCAGGATTTTATTCGTCTCGAAGTTCAAAATCAGTTCACAGTTTCGGGAAACACCGTTTTAAACGCACCCGACCGAATGTACTTTATCACCGAAGTTATTTCTCCGAGTTCCTGGACAATTCACGTCAAAGGAAACAACGCGGATCAAACTTTAAGAAACTACGATCGTAACGGAAGCGGTGACAAACAGTTCTTTCGTCCGATCTGTGCAAGCGAGGTGAGTTTTTCCGGAATCACCGAAGTATCCGGGTATTGGACAAACGCAAGTCTCGTTTGTCATTAATGAATATGTTTGGAAATTCGAAAAACACTCTCGTAAAAAAGAAAGTTACGGTTCACGGTAAAAACGGTGACTACCAGGCTTTTCGAAATACAAAAGCAAACGAAGACATTCACACTCCCCGAGAGAAAAAAATAGATCAGGCAAGACAGGATCGAAACAGAATTTCGTACCGAAAAGAAAAATCACAAGAAGAGATTCAAAAAGAAAAAGAAATTTCAAAAAGGCATTTGGAATTCGAATCTCTATCAAGAGAACAAAGAAGAACTTACGGAAGTGGTCCCAAACTTCCCAGACCCGGTATGGTGATGAGAGTATATGCAAAGGGTCGCGCAAACGTCGGAGGTATGCTTGCAAAAATCAAAGAAGTGGCAAAGGACGGGAAAAGTGTCGTTTGTGAACTGACCTCCGGTATGACGCACACTCTACCGATCGAATACTTAGAATTCGCAAAATCAAAACTTTTCTCCGATTAAATCAATCTCTATACATTAGAAGAATGAAATATTATTCTAATGGGTGCATCCTTTGAGTTACGGTTTTGAAGGGGATTTAAACAAACAGGAAGAAGACTACGAATATCACGATCTTTCCGCGTGTATTTATCCGAATCTTGTTTCTTCAAACTCTCCACTTCCCGGTTGGGGAACTCTCATTCATCCGGACGAGCTTAGACGGATTATTTTTTTTGGAAATGAACCTCTCCTAACGACTCGCGGTACTCAAATGGAGAACTTTCAACTCAAGAACTGGATCGATCAGACAGTACGAGCGTTCGGTCAAGAAATTGATTGGGACGTGTACCCAAGACTTTTTCGTTCTCGTCCTCTTGTCGGGCAAAGCGGGAGATTTGATCTTGAACCGCGAACGGGTGGAATAGAAGACTTCGCCGAGTGGGACGACACTTACGACTACGATCCTTCGCGCGGATCAAATTTCTTTTTAAAACTCAGAAGAAAAAATCTTTGTAAGATTCACAAATGGGTATTAACTCTTCCTTGGAATGGGAATACTGTTTTAGATCTTACAAACCGTGCAAGTGTTCAGTACAAAAACGGAATTCTCCGCGCACTTTATACTCGAACTCCTTTTATGTATTCCGGACCGCCACAGGTTGGAATTCAAGGATTTCGTACTTTACAATCTTCGAATTCTCTTCCAGGTGCGTATCAAGTCGATTATACAGTCGGTTACGATCACGCATCCCGTGTTCCGCGTGAACTAAAAGACCAAATTTTAAAATACTTTGCAATTTGTTTTCTCTCTTCATACGGAGAGGGAATTATCGGTGGGGTCGCGAACTATTCCACTTCGGTCGGAGTAATTTCCGAATCGATAGGGACGACGATGTCGGCTGAAAACGCGTTTTTTGGTGCAAGAATCAAACAGTTTACAAACGAACTAAAAGAATGGTGGAAGACTGCAAAAATTCGGTACTCTGGGATTTCATTCGGAGCTTTGGGTTAAATGGATGAGTTGGAAAATCTTAAAGAATTTAAAGACGATACTTTTCGCGGAATTGTAGGCTATGCTGCAAGTATTCTTCTTTTTCTTTCTCAGTTTGTCTTTTGGATTTTAAAAAAAATCAAAGAACTGAGAAATTTCAAAAAAGAAACCCGTATTTACAAAGTTCAAAGTCCGTATTTTCAATACTTTGGGGAAATTGTACGTCTTGATATTTTTTTGAAAAAAAATTTGTCGGTTACAACCTCCGATGTACTTTTCGAAGATCTTGTTTCTCTCTACAAGTCCGCAAAAGAAAAAAATCTGGAATCCATTAAAATCGAGTTCGCTCATTACGGAACTATTTCCCACTCGGCGGGTTTCGCGATGGAACGGTTTCTTGATTACGTTTCGGAATACAACGGGATTCGGTTGGTGGTGAAATTCCCGACAAATTCCCCGGATGCGGTAGAACTTTATTTTTCACTTCAAAAACATCGTGCAAAATCCGACTCCGGTAGAATCGAACTTTATTTGAACGATTACTCAGAACCCCATTCTAAAAAATAATAAATTTCGCACCGATACTTTCTTATTTCATATCTTGTTGAGAGTGAAATACGAAGAATTCATTCCCGCGCTTATAGAAGAAACAAAGTTAAAGTTTTTGGGTAAAGGAAAGACATATCCAAAACTTGATTTCGAAAACGAAAACGTTTTAATCGGCGTTCGCGGTATATCCGTTCTCAAAAACAAAGTCGTTTTAAATGAGGATACATTTGACCGGTTTAACGATATTCTTTTCAACATTTATCCTGGCGGGAAGTCTTGGGGTTCGCGGGTTGTCACAATGGACCCTGGGAAAGTTTCCAAAGAAACACTGTTAAAATACGGAGTCACAAAAGGAGAAGCACGAACCGAGGAAGGTCTTTATTCAGTCAAATTTGGTATTCATAAAGGTCATGAAGCGTTAGTTCAGGCTTCTCCATTTTATTTTAGAAGGGATCAAAATAACGATCATATTTGGAACGAACTAGACCCTATCTTTTTAGATCAGGTTGGTTTAAACATTCACGCCCGTAATTCCAATTCAGAATCCGTCGGTATTTCTTCGTTGGGTTGTACGGTGACCAAAGCGGCTTGGAATGATCCGGAATGGTTGGAACTGATCGGAATTTTTAAAAGCGCAGAACTCGAAGCAATGAAGAAAAATCCGAAATTCATGAGCTTTTGTTATGCGGTTCATAATCAAGATACCGCAAGAAAAATTTTACAAGGTGAAACCGTATGAAAAAGAAAATTCATGCAAAAGAAATTCTCGCAATCCATCCGGATTCAAACGAAGCGAAAGAGATTGAGAAGAATTTAAAAACTTCGATCGTCGTCGAGAAAAACGTATTTCGCATTACAAACCAAGCTTTTTTTCTAGGAATCTTTTTCCTTCTCGTCGGGTTATATGTTCTAAAATCCTTTCCCAATGCGAAAATTTCGGAAGGTTTTGGAGGTGTGAATGTTTACGGTTTATTTCTGACTGCCGGTATCATTTTAATGTCCTGGTTTAAAACAGGAGAAATTCTTAAAGCGCTCGGAGATTTCATTTCGAAAGCGCGAGGAGGTTAGCTAAACTTTTCTAAAAAACTAAAAACGTAATTCTTTTAAAAATCTTTAAAGGACTTACGCGTTTGAATGAACTATTTTCTAAACTAAAATCTTACTTCAAAGAAAAGAAAACTTTCTTAATCACAAGACTTCTCGTTGTCTTCTGTCTCGTTCTTTTTATAAAGATAAACCGAATTCAAATTCGTTTGAATCCACCGGAAGAGACTTTCGAGAAAGTTACTCCTGTTGATTACTCTGAAGATCGTTCACGACTTATCTGTTATGCGAGACGAATCCCCGAAAAGATTCAAAAGGTCTGCGACGGTGCGTTCCCGGAAAAAGGGGAGCGATAACTATGAGAACGTTTTTCTTTATATTCTTTTCTCTCATTCTTAGTCTAAACTGTTCGACTGCTTCAAATTTAAAAGTCAATCAAGGGCCGGAACCTTCCCGCGAGCTAGGGTGTTCCAAATTCAAAGGAAACAATTGGTTTCGGTGTTTGGAAAACCAGCACAAGCGATGGGAAAAAATCGAATCGGCGGGCGCAACTGTAACTGTAATTTCAGAAACGAGAGAAGGGGAGTATATTCGTACAAAGAAACGGATCTGTTGGACCGAGAATTTTTGTCGTGAATTCGAAGAAGTCGTTTATTCCCCCACTTTTTTTCAAAAGTTAA